TAAGTGCTGCATTGCGATAATAATTATGGCTGCTTTGCAACTGGTGCAAACTTTCCAAATACTCAACGCACGCTTCGAGCTCAGACAGTCTGGCCGCGGCCACAACTTCTTCTAACAGTTTTGACCAATAAGCCTCGCCCCGAATTGCCGTAGCTTCTTCATCTTTCAATTTGTTAACAACTCGAGCGTAACTTTCAATTGACCTGCTTTGAGCCTCAACTAAGTCAGAATATTGTTTCAAGCTATCCATACCACCCCCATGATTATTAGAGTAAACACAAACCACATTTGCCAAACGATCATTAACTCGTATTCAGTCGAGCAATAACCGGTAATCATTTTTCATCCTTCATGCATTTGTCGTAAAAGTCGCATTTGATAGGATTCAAACATCTACATGGCGCATCAAACGTCTTAAACGGCTCTACAGGCGGCTTTTTCTTGGTTAGCCAACCCCAAGCTATTAGCGCCCCAATCCATAGCGCAAACGACCCGTAAAACCATAACGCCCATTCAGCTAATTGATGTGGAATCATTTTTTTTACTCGCATAAATTGATTGATTGATTTTGTTCACACATTCCCAACACTTCCAACGCCTGTACCGGCTTTCAAGCAACTGACCACCTTGAACCGGCTTTTCTCGTTGGCATCCCGTGCAAAATCGTTTCATGTTTAACCCAATGTAATTGACCCCATAAGCCAGGGTATTCTTTGGCAAGATTAAGCGCCATATCTGTGCCTGTAATCTTTACTGGCATCCGGTATACAGCGGCTGTGCGACCGTTTTTTAACATTATCTGCGCTTGATCCACTCTTAAAAATGGTGTTGTACGCAAAACCTTGTAAACGTTGTTTTCAAAAATACCCGTAATTTTGGCAATTTCAGCAATCGTTATCCAGTTGTCTGAATTTTTAATTGCGTTCATTATTTGTTGTTGATTTTTGGTCATGGACAATTCTCCCGTCACGATGGTGGACTGTGTGTTTGATGCGGCTGGGCGCTTGCAAGATGGTCAGACTGCCTGGACGACTTGCGGCCTGCTCAAGCGTCCAACTTTTGTAAAACCCTTGGTCTGCAATTGCGACTGGTTGTTTTTTCATTTGATCCCCTAGTTAAGAGCCTCCATGTTCAGCTTGCTTAACTCTCATGTCAAGATATTTATCGCTAGGTGTTTACCCTATGTGTATAACAATGTATTACAAATGAGACATAAAGACGCCAAATGTATTATTTATGTGACATTTAGGACGTTTTGTTAGATTTATTTAACAGACTGTGGATAACTATTATTTTAGACAATAGTACCCCACCCTTATACCCACCCACCGTAGTAGTTGAGCATAAATCCTTTACGACAGACCTGTATCTATTTCTAGATTTATGGCAGGCGGCTCACCCCACCCGTAGATTCCCTAGATTGCGAGCAGTCTTTGCAAACAATAAAGATCAATACCTACAGTAAATGGTTTTAGTAGATTGCTCTACTCTGTCTATATCCCGTTCGATTTCTCTACTAGGACGTGCGGGTCACACGGGAAGCGCTTTGCAAGTCATTCACTCTACCTGTGCTGGGTACGGGTGGTCACCCTATTAGCTTACGCGCCCTGACGGGAAAATAAAAAAACCGCTTTAGTCAATGCCCCGTTTGGAAATGCAACTTTTTTAAGGTTGCGCCCCCTTTGCGGGGCGGGACATTGATTAAAGCGGTCTTATATCGTTGATTTCCAAGCCAACAATACGATAATTTTAAACGATTTTTGGCTTAGTGCAACTCCGGCCAAATGATTTTGTAAGTATTGGGAAACATTTGTCTACGATTTAGTACACCTTCTGTAGACTTTTCGAGCGTAGCCGCTAAGTAAAGCATCTTGTCCGCAGGGATGTTGGTCTTACGCCACATCGACACGGCCGCTGGACTCACATTACACAGTTTAGCGACTACGCTCGTTCCACCTAGCACATTGATAATTTCTGAATTTGTCATCGGTTAATTCTACTGAATAAGATCGCTGAATACAACACTTGCGTTATTGTTTCAGATGGCTTAATATCTATCTGTCCATTCGGACTTTAACCAATACAGGTGATACATGAACGAATTAGCAAAATCGCTAGTCAAGGCTCAGTCAGCAATGAATCACGCAGCCAAAGACGCAAAAAATCCCCACTTTAAATCTGCATACTCTAGTCTAGCTAGTGTGATCGACGCTGTGCGGCCGGCACTCAACGCCAACGGTTTAGCGTTTGTGCAAAAATTACATACCGCTGACCACGGTGTTGTTGTCGAAACGGTCTTGATTCATGAGTCTGGTCAAGAAATGTCGTGCGGTATGTTGTTTGTACCGGCGACCAAACAAGATGCCCAAGGATTTGGCTCGGCAATTTCGTACGGGAAACGGTACGGTTTGCAGGCAGCTTTAGGAATTGCGTCGGAAGATGACGACGGTAACGCAGCATCAAAAGCGCCAGTTCGCACACCATCAGTTGCTGTCACACTCGACATGGATTGGGCAGTTGACGTAATGGCTGCTTGCAAAACGCTTGATTCACTTAAAGAAAAATTCGGCACGTTTTACAAATCTTGCGCGGCCGATCAAAAACCCGTCTTAAAAGCAATGTACGACGGAATCAAAACAGAGTTGGAGGGTAAATAATGAGTAACGATTTAAACCGTTGTGAGTTTATCGGGCGCTTGGGCAAAGACCCTGAAATACGCTTTACGGCATCAGGCGAGGCAATCTGCAATTTCAGCATTGCCGTAGGTTGGAAAACCAAAGACAAAGATGGCACAGAATGGGTTAGGATCACGTCATTTGGAAAACTGGCAGGGATATGTGGGGATTACTTAAAAAAGGGCTCACAGGTCTTTATAGCGGGTCGCATGACTACTCGTAAGTGGCAGAACAAAGATGGCGTGGATCAATACACTACCGAAGTCGTTGCAGACCAAATGCAAATGCTCGGCGGTAAGTCAGATGCGCCACCAGCTGCTAAACCGGATGGTGCGTATCGTGCAATGAAAGAGGGTACAACTGTGCCACTTGAGGACATGAATGACGACGTCCCTTTCTAGTCTAAAAGAGCAAGCGATCCTTGCGGCTTGGCGCTTAACTCAGATCGAAATAAACGATGTGATTGATAGCGACAAAAAACAATGGATCAACGACACAATTGAAGTGCTTAAACAACTCGCAATAAAGGTGAACAAATGAATTCAGAATCAGGCCATTGGTACGAATTAGACGGCACTCCCGCATATACCCAAACAATGAAAGATGGGCGTATTCGCAACACAACCCTCGCAGATGCTCGCAAAAAGAATCTTGTACCGTCGGTAACAACTATTCTTAACGTGGCTGCTAAACACGGTTTGAACACTTGGCTGCAACAGCAAGTGCTACTGGCCGCGTTGACTTTGCCACGCTTAGACGGTGAACCCGAGGCCGCTTGGCTCGAGCGAGTCATGTCCGATAGTAAGTCAACTGGACGTGAAGCAGCAGATCGAGGCACGCGTATGCATGGCGTGCTTGAGCGCTTCTTTAAGAGCGAAACGGTCGAAGTCTGGCCAATCTATTGCATCGAAGTCAAACGCGCCCTAGACGCCCATTTTGGCGAACAACCTTGGCAATGCGAAAAGTCGTTCGCTCATGAAGATGGCTTTGGCGGCAAGGTAGATATGTTTGTGCCACCAGTTGGCGACTTGCCTGGCATCGTTGTCGACTTCAAAACCAAAGAAGGCAGTCTGGACAAGGTGACGCCATTCCATGAACAAATCATGCAACTGGCCGCGTACGATTCGGGTCTTGGCATGGATGGGGCTCGATGTGCAAACGTGTATCTCAACGAAGTCGGCGAAGTAAAGATTTTTGAATATACCAATCTAGAGCTCGGCGAAGCGTACGATTGTTTCTTTCACCTTTTGCGCTTTTATCGAATTAAGAATAAGATTTAATCTAGGGCCGAAAGCGTTGTCCCCCACCCCCTCCTAGTTGCGTGAGTAGGCCCACTCTCAAAAAAACAACACTTTTTAACTTTTGTTAATTTATCTTGCTTGATATATTCAGATCGCTTAATATCTAGCCACGGTAACCCGCCGTTTTAATCAATATAGGTGAAACATGAAAGGATCATTTTACGAATTTACTGACGAAGGCAGGCGTAATCTAATGCGCTTGCTTGCCATCGAGTTGTCTGACGAAATGGTTAAAGAAATTACTGCAAAGTACACCGAGCGCTTATTGATTGATCGGCGCGATGGTGAGCCATTTATTCGGTTTCTACAGAAAGAAGTTTTGTGCTGTTACGGCGAAACTTTTGATCTTTACATTGACCCAGCGGACATTGAAAAGATTACATACAACGAAGAGGATGGCAGCGATGAGTAATTGGCCACATAACACAGATTTAAGTCACCCTAACTGGACTCTACGCACACCACGCGAACGCAAGCGCTATAGTCGTTATTCGCAGGCTGATGAACGTATCCCGCCGATTGCTTGGGTTGTCGGCCTGCTTATGCTTGCAATGGTGTTTGGTTTTTTTCCACTTTTGTCGTTGTTGATGACATGAATCAAGTCGCCCGCAACACCGATCCCGCAACCAGTTGGGCCGCGGCTGATTCTGCCAAAGAATTAGCCAAACATCATTCAGATATGATTATTGAGTGTTTGTGCAAATACGGCGCTTTGGGCAAAGATGGTATTGCCGCCCGTACTGGTCTTGATGGCAACCAGGTCGCTAGGCGCTTAAATGAGCTTCAGCGCGATTATCAAATCATCTTGACCGGAATGCTAGTACGTTCTAATTCCGGTCGCTCAGAGCGCGAATGGCGAGTTATGCCAAAACAACATCAACTTATTTAGCTGGATGCGCTTTAGAGATTGGCTCGGACTCATGTTTTTTGAGCTCCCGAGCCAATTCTTTTACATGGTCTTTTAATACCGTATAGTCGCCCTTACCTTGGCCTTTACGTTCGTCTTTAAATACTGGTTTAGTAGCCATAATTACACCATTGAAAGCGCTGCTGTTTTGACGGTGGCAACACGATTTAACCAACCCGTTTCATAATATTGGTTGTGCAATGATTTGTAAAACTCAATTTTAGCGTGGCTAAACATTTCAATTAAATCGCGTACATTCATGCGATTAACGGCTTTCAATGTTTCCGGCCCAATCGCGCCATCTTGCGTTGTGCCGACAACAGATTGCAAGGTTTTTGCCGAACGACCAACTCCCGCATTGACCGCAAAATCAAATACTAAATAATCAATCGGCGTTGGCAAACTGTCGCATTTGCACGCATCCCAAAAGTTACGATGGTACAAGGGCTCGACCATTGCGGCCGTTAAGGATCGCATTTCTTTTTCATTAGACGGTCTGCCAACCCATTGTTCCCAGACTGCGCGAGTAACTCCAAGGTTGGTCATCCCGCCTGTGTCGTGCGGGTCGTTGGCATAACCGCCTTCTGCCTCGAGAATCANATCAAACGATTTCTTCCAGTTACTTTGCATTGGTTATACCTTTCACCCACTTTTGTAGTTCGGTTAACTGGAGGGTAGTCCGAGCGCATCGTTCAACAAGTTCTGTGTCGGTGGGGGCGCTAACAGGGCAGGCGGTGGGCTTGGAAACGGTGGGCAAACGGTTGGGACTGGCATTGGGCTGCTGCACCCGCTTAGAGTAATAATTGTGAACAGCAGCAAGCCGAGCTTCGTATTCGTCTTTGATACCACTTGTGATAGTTTCATGTTCTTTGACCTTTGCTTGATTGAGAGATTCTTGCGCTTTGCCGAGTGCAGCAATTTCGGCTTGAAATTTAACAAACTTTTTGTGTTCATGGTTGTAGCCCATGAAATACATTGCTGCACACAATGCAACAGCTGCGCCGATTTTCATCCATAAGGCGCTAGGTATTAGTGGAAACATTATTTTGTCCTAAAAGGATTAAATTGAATTGCCACAAACTTTTTACCGTTAATACTGTCGCCCATCAGCTTGTAGCCAAAATAGACTTCAACGTATCGAGTTGACGTATAAAACCATTCTGCCTTGTAGCACCAACCAACTTGCCCGAGACCGTTCACGACCTGCCAAAAGTATGAGCAATTCACGCCAGTTCGCCACAGAGGGCCATCATTTAACGTTTGGATGTATGGGTAGCCAAACTTAGCGCCGAACCCGTAGGCAGCATTGCGCCACAACCAGTTAACGCGACAGGCCCAGCGCAACAATGCCGATTTGTCGTAATCAGCTTGTGTCCGACCGTCTTTAGGAAATCCAGAATAATCTTTGGAATACCAAAATTCATCAACTGGTGCGTCGGGGCTCTGCCAAATGCGTAGCGCAGGGATCAGAAACGCACGCGGTGTGCCAGGTAACAAACTAGGAAATCCCGTAAGGGTAGATTCCTCGGCATACACAATAAAACAAGCCAAAAACGGCGCTAACGGGAAAGCGATAATCGTTAAAAAGATTAACGCAATGGCTTTAAAAAACCATACAACAATCGAGCTAAGTAGGTTCAGCATCTTTTTTCGCCCAAACACTCGCACCGCCGGATGCGGATACGATACCTAATGACTCAGCGAGCTCACGCAAGCTGACCATTCCATGCATCACTACTTCGTACCCTGCAACAAACAAAATTGCCAATAGGCTAATCATCCATGCCACGCGAGCAATATCAAATGTTTGGTTATCTTTGCCTGTGAGCAAATTCAACATTACGCTTTTCATTTGTCGGCTTTGTTGTCTAGCTTGTCATAAATTTTACTGAGCATATCTTTCATTTCTTGTGCAAAGTCTTTGAAATCTTCGCGTCGTACAAAATCAGAATGCATTTGCGTTTGAAAATCGTGCAACTTTTCGCGCATATCGGCATGAGATTCTTGTATCTTTGCTTGGCCATCCCAAATGACTTTTAAAACCCATACAGCCAGCGTACAAAACCCGCCAAACAATAAGTTAAGTGCTAACTGTGAGTCCATCATTCTTTTCCGATGTCGCTTAGTTTTGTTCCGAGTTTAGCATTTTCACGCATTTTTCTTTGCGCTTCTAATGCTGCTCTATTTAATGCTCTTGTCCGTGCTGTTTGACTTAAAGTTTCACTTACAGCAGGTACTGCACCGCCAAAAAAAGGCACGCTTGTTGCCATGCCTTTAGCTGCTTTAACAGGCAATTCTAACAATCGAGAACCTAAACCTTTTATCCTTTCAGTTTGTAAAGCAGCACCTTCGTAACCATGCATACCTGGCATAATATGACCGCCGTAATTCAACGTATGCATTTTTTTCAATGTTTCAGGATCAAATGCATATTCCATTTTTTTAGAACGTGCGTTCATTGTTTTATTGGCTGCGTTGTAATTCCATACGCCTGCGTTTTGAGCGCCTTGTTCGTAAACTTCCCTAGCCAAACTACCAAGAATTTCTCGTTTTGCTGATTCGGCAGCTTGTTGCAATTCTTTAGGAATGTTTAATGTCACGCCTTTTTCAGTAATTGTTCCGCGAGAAATACGATCAAATGTATCAAATACATGACGCCATTCATCAAATGGCATACTATTTAATTTTTGAGTTATTTGGTCAAATGACGTGGCCGTTTGCACGCCGTTTGGATCAATTTCACCAAATAAAGTTTTGATACCTTTTGAACCAAACAATGTTTTTTCTGCCGCGTGCAGATTTCTAGCTTGTTCGTATAAGCCAGGACCACCAGCTGCTGCAATATCATTGTCAATCGCTCTAATAACACGACCAACAAAATGACTATTTTGCGGAGTCCATCCACGATTTAATGACTGACGCAATTCTTCAAGCCCTGCAATGCTGCCTGGCGCTCGGCCTTCAAAGCCTGCGGTCTCATGCATTTGAATTAAATCATTCATGCCGCTTGTGAAATCTTTAATTCCTTTTAATTTTAATTCCGCTTCAAATTGCGGTGAATTTATAATGCGTTTTAAATTACTTGCTTCAACAGGATTGTCACCAACTTGTTGTCTTGCTTGTTCATAAATGCGTTGTTTTTCAGATTTAAGAAATCCGCCAATTCCTTCTTCACCTACGGCTGCATGGTTAATACGTTCGCCACGCTCATAATTATTAGCTAACACTTCGTCAGCGCCGGTATCTCGAATAATATTTCGAGCGTACTTAGAAAGCGCTTGTTGCTCAACAGAAATTTGATCTTTTAATAATTGACCCTCAAGTGTTTGTTCGGGTTTTTTGGCTAACGTAACTTCGTTGCGTAATGTATTTTCATTGCCAGTAACGACGCCAGTTCTTACTTGGTCTGTGCCTAAAATTTCCCGCGCAATTTGAGCGCGAGTTTGTTGTTCAGGTGCTGGCACATCTCTTGAGCCATTAGATAATTTCACCATAGGGAAATCGCCGCCGCGAGCGTGTTCTTCGTTTACAAATGGCGTATATGGATTATGTTCTGCTTTAGCAGCACCAACGCCTTTAAGTTCTCGCCCTTCAATTGGCGCGGCCGCGGCTGTGATTGGTTCAGCTGCCACTACAGGTTCATTTGCCGCCGCAGTTACAGGCATTTGCTCCATTTTCTTTTGGGCAAATTGTTGTTGCAAGTTACCAGCTGCCGCGGGTTCTTGTGGTGTTAATTGCTCGGCAGTCGGCTCTAATCTAGGCTCAAATCTTGGTGCGGCTTGTTTAATAGCAAACTGTTCTTTAAGAGCTGAAACGGCATTTTTAATAGGAATTTCAGGTTTAAAAAAAGGCAAAACATTAACAAATGCCTCTAGATCGCCTTTGGGTAATCCCGTTTTTTCGGCTGCGTAATCTATGCCTTTTTCAAACAAATGCCCGACTTTTTGTAACAATGCCTCTTGATAGCCTGGGTTGTTTGGATCAATTCCTAAATGTTTAGCAAACTCAGGCGTTAATGCTGAACCAATAGAGTTGGCAATTTCTTCGCGTTTTTCTAACGGGAAAGCGCCAGGCATCGCACGTTCGCCTAAATACATATAGGCAGTTGCAAGCGATTTAGCAATACCAGCAGGCATAGCTAATACCGCGTCTACATTGCCCGCAATCTTAGCAACAGTTTGTTCGCCTTTGGCTTGTTGTGCGGGCGTTAAGTTTTTAACAGGTAATTGTTCAATGCCCGACTCGCTAACTGGTGCAGTCGGTGCGGCTGTTGGCTGTTCTGCTAATGGCGCGGCAACTTGTGGGGCAACTTGTGGCGCTGCGGCTTTAGGCTCATGTAATTCTGTGCCGCCTAAGATTAAATCGCCTAACGATGGCTCGGCTGCTTGTGTTGTGGGAATTGCTTTGTCCGCAGGCGCATAAGCGTCTGTTTGTTCTTTGGCGCCACCAACATGAGGCAAAAATTTACTAGCGTTTTGATGCCCAGATTCGTGAACAATCATTGCACGGGTAACGGCATTGTTTGCTTGTGGTGTATTCGGAATCGTTCCGTCATCATTTAAAACTACACCGGCATTTTCAAGTTCTTTACGAACAGTTGATGCATATGCTCCACCTTGAACACTAGAACCTGTTGTCGGTTTACCATTAACCCACATACCTACAACATTTTCAGGTGTGGGTTTAACCCCAGTCATTATTCCTTCACTATTTAAATAACGACCTACTGCCTGTTGAGTTGCAGCAACACCTGCTTGAGGAGTTTCATATACATCCCAAGTATAAGAACCATCAGGATGTTTAATAGCACCATAACCTGTTGGGTTATTACCGGCAGCAGATGAACGCGTACCGCTAATCGATAATGGCGTTTTAGCAACGGGCTCTTTAGAAATGGTATCTTCACCTAAAATCAACTGACCGAGAGCGTCTGCCATTACAAAGACCCATTTTCAATTAGTTTTTGAATGTTGTTGTATTTGTGAAAAAATATTTTACGTTGACGAGAATCGTTGCCTAACAATGCATCAATTTGTGTTTTTGCTTCACGAGGGTCTTTAGCATCATCATAAATATTCATTGCTTGAAAAATTTTACTATCAGCATTTTTTGCCCATTCTTGCTTAAATTTGTATAAATTATTATCGCCAAATTTTTCTGCAAATCTGTTTGCTGCTTGAGCTTGTTTTTCAGTATTAGTTAATTCTGCTTGAGTTCTGCGTGCAATATCTTTCAAAATTTGCGGAGGATAAGTTTCATCTCCATTTGCCATGCGAGTCAATTGTTGACCGGCAACCGTATCAATTGACCCACCTTGAGCCCTAATATTTGCAAGAGCTACGTTTGCCAAATCTTTATTTAATCGTTGTAATTCAACGCCCGTTTCAGTTCCAAGCCATTTTTGTACATTTCTATTAACAGCACCTTTAACGCCTGTTGACCAATCAGAAAGCCAAGATTCGCCACCCATTGATTTTTGAATTTTATCGGCAGATGACAAAACTTCTCTAATTGCGTTTTTAGGCGCAGACATATCTTTAGTGGCATCTGTAATGGCTTGACGATAAGCAATATTTTTTGTTGTATCGGATGCTTCGCTAGGGCTCGGCATATAAGGCTGACCAGCTTGTCGTCTAGGATAGGGCAAAGGTACAGGCTCTGAGGCTTTTAATGCCTCGGTAGGCATAGCCATTTGCTGTGGCGTTACGCCGGTTGGCGCCAATGGTTGCCCTTGTAATGGCGCAGGCGCAGCGACTGGCGCTGTTTGTACGCCTGGTGCAACCGTTGTCATTGGTGCTTGTGCCGGTGCTGCCTGCGTGCCGATTGGCGTGCTTTGGATTGTGCCGCCTTGTGGCCCACCCGCTGTGAATGCGGCAGGTGCGTTGAGTCCGGCCATTGGTTGTGGCAATGCAGCAGAGAATTTCTGCGTTTCAGACGCAAGGCCAGTTCTAAGGTTGGCAATAAAATTCTGTACGCCCTTGATGTCACCGGACGCAAGCATACTGTTTACTTGCCCAAACGTCTTTTCTACTGGCACACCGTTTGCTTTTAAAACGTGTTCGATTGTTTTAACTTGGCTTGTTAATTCAGGAATATTGCCGGTTTTTAATGCGTCGGAATATTCCAAGCCTGTCAGCATCCCACCGGCCAACGTCAATTGTTTTTGATTTAACCCAAGCTCAGATGTTCCCGCAGTTGCCTCGGCTTGGCGTACTTCAATCGGCAACATTTGCTGACTGCGATTGAGCGCTAATTTTTGTTGTTCAAGTAAAGTCGGGAATGATTCTGCCTGTTGCTGATATGCTTGTGCGCCCCGAGCGACGTTTAGCATCTGACCAAGTCCGGTCATTGAGTCTGGCGCTTTGGCTGATAGTGCAATAGTTGGGTCGACGTTTGCCATTATTTATCCTGTGTAATCATTGGCCGTATAACCGCCACCGCCAGCATTAGCCATTGCGGACATTTGACTTGTAGGGTTTGCAGCTGCAACTTTAGGCGCAAGCAATTGGCTTAATGCATAAGTTTGTCCTGCACTTGATAAACCGCCTGCCAATGCGTTTGCAGAGCCTACTTGCCCCGATGCGCCTGCTTGAGCCGCGCCTGTAATACCGGCCGCACCCGCAGCTGCGCCACCAGTAGCCAAGTTCGTAATACCTTGGCCAAGGTTTTGTGCATTTGATGTACTGGCAGAAACCAATGGGTTGTACAAATTACCCAATGCGCTTGAATATTGACCACCAGCTGCAATCTGTTGAGCATTCGCAGTTTGCCCAATGCCTGCAATTCCCGCCAATGTGTTGTAAATGCCTGTGCGTTGCGCTTGAAAGTTGTTAAACGCTTGCTGATAAGCATTAGATGCGTAATCTTCGGCAAATTTAGTAGCATTGGTTGTAATGTTTGATCCACCACCGCCTACATTTGTTTGCTGATTTACAGCACCCAAACCTTGACCAAGCATAAATCCATAATTTGGGCTAAGATTTGAATATAAATCTTGTGGGCCAAATTGTTTAGAAAAATAACCTTGATTAGTTAAATCTGACAACTGAGTAGCACCCTCGCCACCAGCCGTTTGATATGGAGATAAATTAGCGGTATTTTGACCGTAAATATTTCCTTGATTAACCAAATTGGCATTGTATAAATTATTTAAATATCCAGTTTGATTGCCGTAAATTCCTTGCAATACTGGAATTTGAGCATTTGCCGTTTGTTGTTGCATTTGGGCGGCTTGCAATGCTGCATCTGCTTGCGCTTGTCCGGCAGATTTTGCAGCATTGGATGAAATTAAAGAACCGCCAATAGTAGAAACTGCCATAATTCCGGCAGTAACTGGATCGCGCATTTCTCGATATGCTGCGCCCCCCGTTGGGTCTCCAATCGGATGTTCAACAGACATTGCTCTTGTTTGAGCGCGGGATAAGTAGTATTTACGCAACATAACGACTCCGATCGCATCTAAGTAGGATTTTATCGCTTTCTTCAGCTATTTCAAAGAATCCTAGCCTTTTGCAGAAATTTAAACCTTGCGGGTTATTTTTTAAAACAGAAGTTACACAAAATCCATAATCTTGTATAACTTTACTCAATATTCTTAAATGACCTCTAATAGATGCTTTAGATTTTTTACCGTATCCAATGTGTAATTCATTGTCTTTTTGAATTACTGCCCCGATGATTTCATCGTTATTCAATAATGGTAAAACTTTCCAATCTTCCAAACATTTATAAAATTCATCCAAACTAAAAGGTGCTCGATCTTTAATTGACTCATAAAGCATCGCAATCGCTTCGTCTCTCATACAATGCTCGTAATCAAACCGTTTACAACAGTCACAGTTTTTTGCACCGTATCGCCAGACTTAAACGTACCAGTCGCCCCTAAATTTTGCGTCACAATCGTGCCTAAACCTGTTACCTGTGTATAAGGGATACCAATGGTTGTATTTGATGCCGCCGTTACCTGACCTTTGGCGTTAACAGTAAATGTTGGTATTTGCGAACCTGACCCGTACGATCCGGCTGTAACACCTGAATTAGATAAACTAATTGTGACATTCCCGCTTGAGCCGCCAACGGTAATGCCTGTGCCGCTAGTCAGCGCATTCAATGCAAAGCCTGATCCCGTGCCAATTAGCAGCTGGGCCGCGAGAGGCACTTGCGATAATCCTGTGCCACCGTAAATAACAGGCACAATGTTGTTGACGTTTACGCCCGCGTAATTGGGGTTTTGTAGCCATAACAACCATTCTCTCGATGGCCGACCAGTTTGCGGATCAAGAAATGGCGACTGTGGATAAGTAATGTTATTGGTGGCCATTAGTTCTCACCAACGCTTGCTTTAAGGTTTGCCGAGACAATTACTGTTCTGACTGGATCAGATACCGACACTTCAAAGACTCGGTCTCGAGCAAATCCAAGTCTGCGCCAAATTGCACGATTCTTGTACTTGCCGATTTTGCCGATACTTACCCAATGCTCGTTTGACCAAGTCGAGCCACCGTCATTTGACCAGCGCAGCATTGCTTGTGGCGTATTGCCGACCGTCTCGCCGTTAATGCTGAAGTCATACCAAATCGTAACCACTTGAGTTGGCGCAATTGTGTACACCTGACTTGGTGCAATCACCAAAGTCGTGGGCGTTTTGTATTGGTTCGTGAACGTCTGGCCAGTTAACCCAACACCTGGCTGAAACTGAATCTGTAATTCATCAAAATACATCCGCTGAAAATCAGCGACTAGATGCGGAGCTCTACGCAATCTGCGTATTGTGTTGCCGTTTTCGGTGTAATTGTTATAGTCGATGCCATAAACAATACCGTTTTGATAATCGCCGACTAAATTTACGCCATTAAAAAATGCCGCGCAATTGCCACGATGCCTGTGATATACACCTTGGGCATCAATCGACAACCACTTATGCCACATTTTAGTTGCTAGGTCATAAACCCAAGTAATGTCGACCGTCGGAAACGTTACAACGTAAAACTCGTGTCCTTCAATCTGATAAGTGTAGGCAATCGCATCAGAAATGACTTGATTAGTTAATGTAGCTTCAACGGCATGGGTTGATACCCTTTGGAATTGATATCCAACAATACCGCCGATAATGGCTTGGCCGCGGGCATCTTTACTGACAAATAGGAATTGTTCAGCAAATCGAGCAACCGAGAACGGCGCAGCAATCCCGTGTTGCAAAGACGTACCAGGTATACGCGCAAACGGAAAAGACGTAATCCCTGCAATCTGATTACCAACGTCAACCCAAACTTCGGACGTTGTCTCGCCTAGCAAATACACTTGCCGATGGTCGACAATAACTGACACCAAGTTATCAGGCGCACCGTCTTTTGTGCCGTAATAACCGTTTGTCGAGAATGGACTGCCTAAATCAGTTACCGCCCAATTGCGGGTATTGGGTTGGTTGTAAACAACATAGTTATCCACAACGTCGACAATATCAGCACCTGTCCACGGCCCGTCTGAGGCAGGCATTTGACCAAATACGCTGGGTAAAACTTGCCAATAATAACGATTTACACCGTCGGCAATCATCGCCGTTAATCCGTTGGCAGTCATTACGTTATCGGTAATTGAAACGTAACCCGTCGATGTTGTCAGCGTGCCAACCAAATAAGTGTTATTGCTTGTGTCCAACGCATAGACGTTAGCGCCCACGACAATAATGCAATATTTGCCGCCAGACATTGTATGCATTCCGCGTACTGGCGCATTGATAAATTGAAAGAATGCCGTAAGCCCAGGCGTGCCGTACAACGCAACCACGCCTCGATCGCCAGGCTGCTTTAATGGATCAACTTCAGGATAGAAATTGATGCATTCTTGCGCATCCTGATAAATTGAGGGCGCTTCGTACGATGGGCCAACGAATCCGAAGTCAGGCATTATCTAAAGAATCCACCAGTAAGAATCCAACCGGCATCGCGCTGCCGACCTGAAAGCAATGCATCGCTAAATCGTGCTGTTTGCATTGGCCGCATATTTGTACGCTTAATTGTGCTTTTTGCTTGTGCCGCAAATCCTGTAATCATCGACGCTTGCGTACCCGACGCTTTGCCGTACATTGGCATTAGTCGTTCAGCTAAACACCATCTGAGGCACATTGTGTAACCTTGGGGCAGAGTAATCGTGTCGTACAACGTTGTATAACGGCTGAAGATTTGATCGACAAAAACGTGCATTTCGCCTTGCGCTGGGTTTGGCCACACATAAAAGTTACCAAGGGTTTCGCTTGGCTGATAGTAAATCGCTTTAGGCCACGGCCCATTAAGCGTCTTGAGCCCGATCATCTCGTAATCTTCGATATTCAATACCGCGACGGGATAATCCAAGCCGCCGTTAACAATCGGCATCCCGTTGCTGTTTGTATTGATTCGTACAAATGCAGAGTTGAGCGTTAGCGGACGTTGGTAGTAAGCGTTAATCGTCGTTGAGGCGACCGTTTGCGAGATGTTGACTGTGTATGTACCGACCTCGTTAATATTGCCGCCTGCGCCCGTTAGCATCGCCACAATGGTCGTGCCTGCCGCAATGCCTGTACCCGCTAAAGTCTGACCAACCGATACGCCGCCCGAGCTGATGCCGGTTAACGTCAAAGTCGTGCCCGAGATTGAACCTATGACAATAGCGCCGATCTGACCGCCTGGGCCAATCGTGTATTGAGTTTGCCCAGCCACTACGGGGAAGATGATTTCGTTTTTATAGAAAACCATCATATCTTCGTTTGACCATTGATCGAGCATATCGTTCAGCATATCAAACGCATCTTGCGCGGCCTCTGGAGTTGGATTCTCGCCCGCCTCTAGTGCGCCAATGTCTTTCAATGCTCTCGAAACAATGTCAATTGGCTGCATATTAAACCTTTGGGGTAAACACTTGTGGCATCCAAGGCGCGACCACCGTGTCTTGTTTTAGTAAATTGTCCATCTGTTCTTGCAAGCGGGCTTCAATGATGTTTTTACCATCCCTGACCGCGGCCGCTTTAATCCAATCAATTACCATTTCTTCGGTTACGTCTTTAAATGGCACGTCACCGGCAGAATCAAAATCCCAATTGCCTTCAGTCTCAATTACCTTATCTTCTTCAGTAATTGTGACAAAGTATTTGGCTTGCGTAATTTTCTCGCCATCGCCAGTAATTGAGAGGATTTTCCAAGTAATCATGCAGTCCTCTGCAATAAATAATAATAATTGCCGCCTGACAACAAAGACCCGCCCATTGTTTGCCACGTTCCGGTCAAAGAAGGCGTAAATGCTGATCCTGCAACAGAAGTGTTAGCCGCATACGATGTTGCAGAATAGGCAAAAGCGTAAGAACCAATTGCGTTATAAACAGGTGCATTAGTAAACGCCAAACTTGTACCATTTGACGTTAAAAATTGCCCTGATGTTCCTACGCTTGTAAGACCTGTGCCGCCGTTAGCTACAGCAAGTGTGCCTGCCAATGTAATTGCGCCAATTGATGCTGTTGCAGGCGTCAATCCAGTTGAGCCACCGCTAATAGATGTGACAACGTTTTGCGTGCCTACCGTGCCTGAAATATTATCCCAAGCGCCAATTTGCACCGAGCTTGCATCTTGCAATACAAACTTATATGCCGAACCAACTGTTAACCAAATTTCATTTGGTACACGACCATAAGCATCGAGCACGATTGGATTGGTGTTCGCAATGTTTCCCGCGCTCGACGTATAGGTTGCAGCTGGTGCAGTCGTACCGGCCGCGTAGGTGTAAATCATGCCACCCGCTAATGGTTGACCAGAATTGCTAAAAAATTGCCAGCCTGCACCGGCAAATGCTGACAAATAAACGTTAGACATTATTGAGCCACCCAATTTTTGATTGATTCATCCCACGCCCAATATTTACCATTTTCAGGTGAAGTCAATGGCATAGGCGTTGGAGGTTGCCATAGCCAATTTAAATCAAGCGTCCAACTTGGGAATGGTTGTGGTGCATAAAAAACATCGTTTATGACATCGTAAGTAAACCCAACACCGGCAAAATTGCCACGCAATGGCGTTCCACCGGCAGAATGTTTATTGCCATAAGTGTTAAATGATGTTTGAATCCATGCACCAGGTGATGAATCTACAAATGTTTTAAAAAATTCGGGTTCAGCCACAATTACATCTGTAACTATTCCGTTATTTACTTTTGCAAAATGTCCCATATTGAACACCTTTAAAATTAAGCTGTAAATGTACTGCTAGAAGTAAACGTGTGGATTGTATTTCCACCGACTGAAGTTACTGTTCCGCCTGTACCGCGTTGTGCGCCAGCATAAGAAATAATAACAATGCCTGAGCCCCCAGCTCCACCGCCTTGAGCGCCTAACCCTCCGATATAACTACCGCCGCCGCCACCGCCTCCAGTATTAGTCGAACCTGCACCAGCTGCTCCACCTGCTGTTGTAGCACTTCCTCCGCCACCTGCTCCACCTGAACCGGCTGTACCATCAGTATTAAATATGCCACCGCCGCCACCACCGGCATAAGTTACAGATGTGCCTGAAATAGAACTTGCAGTACCCGCGCCACCGTTTCCACCTTTGATACTTGTTGCATTTGCACCAACAGCACTTGCACCTCCGCCACCACCATCTGCACCGCTTGTAGCATTACCACCAGACCCACCGGCAAAACCTTGTCCTGAAGTTCCTGCGCCACCAGTATTGGAATTGCCGCCACCACCGCCCGATCCACCGGCAGAACCATTAGAACCGTTACCACCACCTGCTCCACCACCAATAGCTGTTGCAAATCCTGTAAATACAGAGTTTGATCCATTTGAAGCAACAGCACCGCCTGCACCTACTGTAATTGCATAACCTGTACCACCTGGCGTAACTGTTGCTGTGCCTGTAAGCAAACCACCTGCGCCACCGCCCGCACCGCAAGTTGATGTTGCCCCGCCGCCGCCGCCTGCAACAACAAGATAATTAACTGTATACGATGGGCTTTGATTAAATTGAATCCAAGCAGAACTAGTTGGATCCCACCATTCAGGAAATCCCGTTGTGCTATTTTTGCGAATCATTCCATTAACTGGACTGGCCGGACGCTGGGCAGTCGTGCCAACCGGAATAATTGCTGCGCCAGTTGTAGTGTCCGACAAAAGCATTACGCCATTTGATGCCGGTACAGTAATTGCGAGGGTCGATGCTGTGTCAGACCCTGTGAGTGCGGTAGACCCGCCAGATGCGCCTTGAAAGACAACAGTTCCCATGATATTTCCCTATGGTGCAATAATAATTGATGAGGCAGTCAACGCCCCTGTTGATGGGTTGTATTTTAGTTTAGTTGACGATGTATATAAAGTGCTTAGTGATCCGCTAGATGCGGCTGTAAATGACACATAACGTACGGCATTCGTAGTCGTATCGTCGGTAATTGTTGCGCCGTTCCCTGTTGCTGCAATGCTAATTGATCCTGCGCCATTCGTAATGCTAATGCCTGTACCAGCGGTCAAAGTGGCTCGGGTAAAACCACTACCATTACCAATGTCTAATTGACCATTAGTAGGCGTTGCGGTTAGTCCTGTGCCACCATATGCATAACCAATTGCCGTCGCATTCCACGTTCCCGCCGTTAATGTGCCAACGCCCGTAATGCCCGTATAAGACCCTGAAATTTGTGCCGACGGTACAGTACCTGATGATAGATTTGAAGCGTTTAAAGACGTTAAAGATGCGCCTGAACCATTAAATCCTGTTGTGGTCAAAATACCCGTCGATGGGTTGTACTGATATTTAGTTGAGCTCGTGTAAACCGTGGACAATGACCCCGAAGTGGCCGATGCAAATAATGGGTATCTTGTGGCGTTCGTGCTTGTGTCATCAGTAACAGATACCGATGCCGATATAGTCGTCCAACTTGGTGCGCTTGTACCGTTTGACGTTAAAACCTGACCTGTCGTGCCATTAGCAATAAATGCTGTTGATCCTGCACCCGTTTGATACGGTATTTGACTTGCAATCCCNCCCGCTAAGTTCGTTGCAGTCGTCGCGCTTGTTGCCGTGGATGCCGATCCTACCGATAACGTCGATTGTGCGACATATTGCGGTGCAGAAGCGCCTGCCGTTAAAACATAATTTGTCGTACCCAATGATAAAAATGATGTTGCGCCAACACCACTTTGGTAATGCAATGCGCCAGTTGTGCCGCCTGCCAAATTGGTAGCAGATGTTGCCGATGCCACCGCACCGCTAACAATTGATCCTAAAATCGACGTAATCCACGCAGGGTTTGAATACGATCCAGTCGTATAAACTCCGTTTGTCACCGTACCCGCATTGCCGCCGATAGATAAACTTGCGGCTGTTCCGGTCAATCCTGTGGCTGGGCCTGAAAACTGAGTCGACGCAGTAATGGTCGTGCCGCCAACCGTTGACCCGCTGATCGGTGTGCCTGAAATCGACCCGCCTGTAATTGATACATTATTGGCGTTTTGGGTAGACATTGTGCCTAAACCCGAAATCGCTGTATTTGGAATTGTGGTCGAGGCAGTCATTGCCGCCGTACCATTGCCGTAGACGTATCCTGTCAGCGTTGTAGCGCCCGTACCGCCATAAGGCACACCAATAGTCGAGCCATTCCATACGCCCGCTGTGAGCGTTCCTACGCCCGTGATTCCGGTATAACTTCCGCTTAAATATGCCGAACCAACAATGCCCGATGTAATTTGCGTACCAGAGATTGCAATCGACGTATTTGTAACGCTTGAAATCTGACCGTATGCATTGGTCGTCAATACCGGCACGCTCGAGGCAGAGCCGTAAGTCGATGCTGTACCAACAGGCGTCAAGCTAAATTGGTATGCGGCAAGCGTTAACCCTGCGCCGGCCGTGTACGTTGCGTTGTTAGAAAACTGCGTAAATGTGATTGCAGTCGTACCTAGCGTGCCACCAGGCTGATTAGTATTAACCCATGAGCTGCCGCCCTGAGTTGTGCCGCTTTGCACAAACAAATATGCCGAAGTAATCTCAGCCCATGTATTAGCATCGAGCGATCTGGTCCAAACACCTGCGGCCGCGACATAAATACCATTGTTTGCAGCTGTGGATTGGTTTTTAACCAGTACGCGATCACCCGCGACCGTTGTATATCCATCAATTGTCTGCAAGCCTGAAAGTGTAATATTTCCAATCGTAGCGACTTGTGCAGGCTGTTTAAATGATAGACCTTGCGCGACCGCATCGACATAGTTTTTATTTGCTATATCTGTGCCGCCCGCTGGGGTTGTAACTAGCTGCCCTGTCGTGGCAAAAATATTGGTGAAAGTACCCGCACTTGGGGTAGTTCCACCAATGACAGAGCTGTCAATCGTGCTATTTGTAATCGTCAACCCGCTTTGTAACGGGTTTACTGTGGCGTAAAAAGGCTGATTTTGCCCGATAAAAGTATTAAAACTGTTATCAAGATTAAATAATGCCTGAACCGGCAGTATATTTTGGTCTACCGTTTTAGCCGGATCAGCCATTAAAACCTCTTACGATTGATCGTTAGTTGATGTTACATATAGAATGCCTGCCACAGCAGAATTACTAATTGCAGTCATTGAAAATGGCGTTGTTGGCACAGCTAAAACAATCGGCTGAGTCATCAATGGCGGTAAGACAAACCCGCCTGGCGTACCGTCCGTTGGAAATGTTGCGGCCGGTGCTGTTGCTGCATTCGATACCGCAATGGCAATCGGTGAAGCGCCCAAATTCAAGAAACTGGCAAAGTTAACTTGGTCGTTCGTTGTATCGTTAATCAAAACCGATGCGTGCGAAGTGTTTGTGACACTTAGCGCATAGGTCTGTCCAGCGGTGCGGATTACGCTTGTGTTGGACATGATTACACCGCCGTGGCTGGCAATGGCCCTTCAGCACGAACAATCTGAAAAACATAAGCGCCAGCAATTGGTGTAGCCGATGCGTTTGTAGCATTAACAAGTTGAATGCTCAAAATGCCGGTTGTGTAGCAATCACATTCGCCAGTAATAATACCTGCCGTTTGCACGCCGACAGCACCAACACAACTAATGATGTCGGTTGTTTGTAAGCCAGGGATTGCAAAAGTCTGTACAGCAGATGTATACGATGCAACAGCTGCGGGAGTAATGCTTGGTTGAATGTAAAACGTGGACAACGCATTGCCGCGCGATAGGGTAGTTGATGGCATATCTATTTCCTTAAAAATCCCCCCCGACCGAAGCCGAGAGGGAAATTGGATTAGCTGAAGTCGTAACCGTAGACGTAAACGTCAACAGTAGCGGCTGCGCCTTGGGCTGTACCAACGTTCAAATACAGGTTTTGACCAGACTGTGCGGCAGTCGATGCAACAGTACGCTGTGACACAACTGTCGAGCTAGTCAAAGCAGACAAGGCAGCGTTAGACACGATTGCAGTACCACCGGCAGCTGGTGCAGTAAACACACCGGCAGCGGCTGTAGTCAAGCTAACAGATGCGTTAGTCATAACCACGTTCGACACAGAGTAAGTCGTCGAGTTGATGATTGGCAAAACGGTATCGCCAGTTGCGTTAACGTTTACGCCTTGAAAATAAGCAAGCAAACGAATTGCCTGATTGCTCACCAAACCTTGTGGGTGGTTGGTGTTTACAAATGCTGGGCCTGGATTACTCATGATAATTTCCTTTGAATTTTTGATTAACGGGGGGCGATTAACCCCCCACTAAATTAGGCTGCTACGCGGCAAGCGAGCTCAGGATACAGAGGCGCCCAGCCATACAACACATCAAGGCGAGTCGGGATCGAATCGTTGTTGATAGTGTATTGGCGAACAACACGCATCGAAAGACCGATTTCTTTATCGCTTGCACGGCCTGCAAAGTGAACACCCTCGGGCAACTCAAGGTCAGCTACAGCCAAAGTAAATGCATTGCGGTGCATTACGATGTTCTGTGGGCTAACAGTACCTGTGTTGTTGAAAGGAGTCACGACAGCAGTCGATGAAGTCGAAGAAACCGACACGTTTTGGAATTGACCGGCAGTAATGATTGCAGGCGAAACCGTAACCGATGCCGAACCACCCGAAGAAATGGTCACAGGTGCGGTAACAACGAAGTTACGCAGCTTGTTTGAGCCATATGCTTGACGGTTTTGTGGGTTAACAGCGTAGACGTTAGCGATCTGAATCACGTCACCTTGGTTCAATGCGGCAGCAGCAGATGCAGCAGCAATGGTAATCGTTGAGCTTGATGCCCAGCCTGAAGTCAACGAACCAGTAAAGGTTGCGGTGTTGGTCGACAGGGTTGCAGATGCGTATGAACCGAAAGTCTGGCTCACAACGTTCTGATCCATCTTCCACTTCATACCGGCCGAGTCAACGCCCATCAAACCTTTCTCGTATTGCTCGCTGATCTTAGCAGCAGGCATAAACAGACCTTTCAGACTGTCAACGATAGTGGCTGATGTAAAGGGCTCAACTAAGCATGAACGACGACCATCGCGTGGAGCACCTTCAGCGTCAAGGTAAGCACCGGCGGTCAGATAAGTAATCAAACCAGTTGGAGGCGTACCAGCAGTACCAACGATGTTGGCGGTGTTGTTTTTAGCCATCACCAAACCGTCACGGTCGATCTTGTTAGCAATTGCAGCAACAGCAGGCTTCAGAACACGGTCGCTAAACATATCGAGCGACAATGCCAAGTCTTGGGTCGTAAACTGTGTGTCGACGTGGAATTGTGTCGACAAAGTCACAGGCACAGAAGTCTCGTTGAAATCTTCAACGTTGAGCGCTGGGCCAGTTGTACCGATAAAGCGACCAGGACGACGAACGTTAACAGTTGCACCGATCTTAGCGCCGACAACAGCGAATTGATCGTCATAGTTACGGTCAACTTCACCCGTAAATGTCAGTTCGTTCTCGAGCACCATGAGTGCTTCGTTAGTGATTTTACTAATGGTTAGCAAGTTATTTGCCATGATATTTCCCTTAGATTAAGTAAATTCTATTTACCTGATCTTACCTGCCAATCTTGCTGCTTTCCATTGCTGATACGTTCCGTGAAATGCTCCATCGCTATCCACTTTCACATCAACACCGGAATTTCCGCTTTTCAATGGCTTGATAGGCTCAGGTGCTTTTGATCTTGCAGCAACAGATTTACTTTTAACCTCGGGCTCAGTCTTTTCAAACTTAGCCTCCAGTTTCCCAAGTTCTCGTAAGGCTTTCTGAATCGGCATCGCTGTCAATTCGTTAGCAAACTCTGGATTCTCAGCAAGATGGTATAGGATTCGTGGCCCTACATCACTCTCTAAGATGGCATCCCGCACTTGGTCTGATACTCGGACGTCTGCGGACTGTACCATTTCCTCAAAGTCAGGCAATTCTGCTTTCGCTGCATCTAGACGCTTTGCCCAAGTCTGAATGACCTGATCTCGTGCCTCTGCTGCCTTGCGTTCTGCGTCTTGCCTATCTCTGTCTGCTAAAGCCTTTTCTGCGGAAAACTCAGCTAGTGCCTTCGCGTACTCAAATGCGTCGGTAAACTGGCTGGGCTGAGGCTCTTGATTCACGTCTGCCTGTTTAGGGCTATTCTGCGTCTCTAGAGCTTTCAAACGGCTTTCTAGTGCTTCCCTTGCTTCGCGTTCTTTAGCGGCCTCTTGCCGCGCTGCTTCACGTTGCTTAGTTAACTCTGAAAACCGCTTTTCCAACTTCGGATTTTTCGGTTTATCTGTTACTTCCGCTTCTTTCTCTGCGTCGTGTTCACTCTGTTCATTTGCCTCAACTGGCGGCTCTGACTCGGTCTCGACCGGATCAGCCTCACTAGGAGCATCTGTTACAGCTAAACCCAACCTTTGGGCATTGAAATCGGCTAAATTTTCACTTGTTACTACATTACTAGCTTCACGTTCTGACATGAGTTGCCTCAAGAGTTTACCCAGTTGTGCCTAACTGGTAAGGTTTGAACAAATTTTAATACTATTTAAGCAAAATCGCTATTAAATTGCACGTTCAATCGCTTCGCCAGACGCCGCCCGCAATGAGCGTTCGTCTAATTGAGCAAGCATCAACGCAAATTCACCTTTAATTTTTTCAATATCGAGCTGAGTTTGCGTCTTAATAACTGTGTCGTGCGCCTTAACATCGACATTAAGTTTGGCAATATCTCTGCGTTCAGCGTCGCGCATTTCAATATCGTGAGCTTTGGCTGTTTGACGCATGAGCTCGCGCTTAGTCTCGGCTTCTTCCTGTGCCTGTTTGATGCTTGCGCCGTATTTCATATCCATCGTCATCGCTTGCAACTGTTGCTGCAATTGCTCGATGGTTTGTTTAGCGGCCGCTAATTGCATCTGAACCTGAGGCGGTACAGGTGATTTATCATCAACTTGCGCCATTGGGTTTGCCGCGGCCAATCGGTCGGCAATAATATCAGCGCCAGGGAAATCCATATTTCTGAAGATTAGATCACCGGCCTGCGTCATCAATGCGGGATCGGCAGTTAATAGCGTCATCATTGCGTCGACTGCCTCGGCACGCTTGGAGTTATAGCCTGGGCCTGTGTCCATCACAACGTCGTATTCGCCAACCGTTACGTCATTCAATACCTTAGCCACGCCTTGTTCGTCTTGGCCCTGCTCGTTTAATGTCACCAGTTCAGGCTGACCGTCCGCGCCAATGATCCGCATGACACGTTCGGTATCGTAAATCTTTGGGATCAGATCGAGCAAAATTTTGCCTGTCCAACGAATCGACCTGGTCAAATTGTCGTAATAGTGGAAATTGGTCATGTCCACTTGCTGCTGCTGACCGTTGATCGCTTTGCCCGATTGATTACCGTTTGGCAGTTGCGATGGGTCGTAAATACCAATCACAGCCATCAAATCAGCATTCATACCAGCAGCTGCGGCCATTGCACCGGCAGGCGGTGGTTCAGGCTGCAATCTGCTTGGTGGTGGCGCTATGCGGCCATCAATGTCGGTCTGTTTGTAGCGCAATACTGGCGTGGCTTTAATGTTAGCCTGCGCCCACTCGTTCTCATGTCCTTCGTCTTGGCCTTCAGCAAGCAACCATTTAGCCTTAGGTGCAAGTGCGACCGACTCGGTCATACTGGTTGCCCAATAGTTGTACATCCGCGCTGGGTCTTTAGCCATACGCACCAAGCCAAACTTCTTACGCTTGCTCTCAACCACCAACTGTTGACCGTAAATCGGCACGATTGGGATATATTTACCTGCCCAGACGCCTTCTTCCAAGATTTCCATCGCGGTCAACTTGCACCACTTAATCTCTTTTTTCCATGTCTCACGGCGCGAGATTTCCTCAATGCCTGCCGCGGCCATCGCTTCTTTGCTTGGCAGATCATCCTCGTAGACGTGCGTACCGTCAGACAACAGGATTAGTTTAATGCGCTTGCGTTCTGTATAAAAAAATTCGGCAATCCGAATATCCTCTTTCATTACCCATTCAGCATTAGAGTCGCCCGTACCGCGAGCGTTAAAGTTACCGCCATCGTCTGCATCCGGATACATTGACCGGAATACATCCTTACTTACAACCTCGGTAATCAAGCATTTTTCAGCATCACTACCGTCAGGCATAATCGAGTTAGGATCAAAATAGACAGTAAAAGGATTGGATATACGACGAATGTAAATCTCTTGATCGAACGAATCTTCGCGTACATAGTCTGTATCTATCCTCCAGTAGCCCCAACCCATACGCACAGCAAAATCAAAAGCGTTATCGTAAGCGTCGTCCGCATCTGAATTGACCTCGATGTGTCTGCAAATGCCTGTAATGATCTCGGCGACCTTGGCATCTGACTGGTTATTCATCCCATGCACTTTGATGCGTGGTCGCTGCTGGCGTTGTTGATTGGTAATCTGCCGAACGTATGCATCAACTTTATTAATGGTCAGGCATGGGCGAGACTCAAGGCCGCGGGAGTTTTGTACCTCAACTGGCCATTGGTCGCCAGCTGCAAACTTTAAATCTTCGAGCGCCTCGGAGCGATTGTTGGAATCCGCGTCGCTGACTAATCGTAGGAATTTCTTAGCATCCTCGATGCGTCCGTCGTTTTCTAGATCATCAGCCATTTTTAGCCCATCCAATTGCCAGGTGCAGAGTATGTGTGTTTCACCACACGTTTTTCTTTAGTTTCAGTAACCATTAACCCAATATATCTAAACGCATCAGCGCCGTGGCTATATGAGTCATGCACAGGCGTTTTGCTGAATTGCTTGCTATCTGGGTCAACTTCGTATCGGTAATGTCTTAAACATTGTAATCCATCGTGGCAATTTTCCCTATCAAACCAACAGTTTGTAAAGATTGTTCTCGCCGCGTTAATAGAATCGGCAATTGGCGTTTTGCCGATAATTCTTGTTTTATATCCCGCGTTTCGTACGATTTCCTCAATGGTTCGACCGGCTGCTGCGAGGGTTTTGTTTTGGGCATCGTGAGGCAACCACAGCGTGTCATATATGTATCCATAGGTTTGCATTTGCGCTAAATACCAAGAAATCGTTTGTTGGCTGCTTTCCATGTACCGAATTAGCCGTGTTTCCATGCCAATGAATTGCACAAACCAAATGGCGGTCGAGTCAGCCCAGCCCAAGTCAAAGACTGCGTGAACAGGTTTCATTGGGTCGTAATTGACCTTAGTAATGCGGCCCTGCAACTCAGCCAATTGCATTTCTCGAGCAAATACCGCGCCATCAACCGTTTGGCGGCATACACCTTCCCATACCGTGTTGTATGACTCTTGGTCGCGTTGCTGGAGTGATCGACGCTCTAGGTCTAGGGTTTGCGGAAACCACGGGTTATCAGCCCAACCGATCTTCTGAACAATGCAATCCTCCGGTGGCCTCAGCACAAACCTTTGATATGTTTCATCAGACTCTAATTCGGGATTAAAAGTTACCCATATTTCGGAGTTTTGCTTACGAATCGTCGGTATCAGTACATCCCACGATCTTTTCGAGACTGTTTGAGCTTCCTCAACCCAACAAATATCGACACCTTCAAACGACTTAATATTCGTAACATTGTTCTTTAAGCCTGCAAATGCAATCTCTGTGCCATTTTTGCCACGGATTGATGTTTGAGTGATTTCATAAAAACTTGCTAATCCAAGATCGAAAATCTGATCTGACAGTAGTTTATGAACGGAATCTTTAATTGATGTTTGAAATTCTCGAGCACACAGGATTCGTAACTGTTTTTTAGCACCAAGAATCAATAGCGCCCTGGCGACTCCCCACGACTTAGCGCCCCCACGACCGCCATGCAATACTTTGTATCGTGACTTTTCAAACAAACAAGCCAGTTTGACAGGAAACTGAGCTTTCGCTATTGCCGACTGAACATCACTCATCGCGCTTAGTAGGCGTTACAAACGATACTTCAATGCCTTGCAGCAATGGTGCGCCATCAGCGCCTGTAATCTCTTGCTTGGTCGACTCGCGGTATTTCTTGGGGAATCGTGCGGCCATCGAGCGTGACCAAATCGAAGCATTCAATTTGGCTGCGTCTTTTTCCTCGATCATGTATGTTTGAGCGATTGTTTCCCACCAATACATCTCGCATTCCTTCGCAATCTCCAAGGCGCGCGAAAATTCAGGGTGAACGTCTCGCCATTCGTACATAGTGCGAGTGCCCACATCCAGTTCGCAGGCAATTTGTTCAACGCTCTTACCTAGCTTTCCAAGCTGAATCACCTGCTCACAAAAGGCGGGATCGTACTTGCTAGGTCTGCCTACGGGATTAGCCATTATTTCGTATCGGTCTCGGCAGGCGCTGCGTCAACTGGCGTATGCGTTTGTGGGATTGCTTGGCTATGAATTTTGACCAACAATGCGTGAACAAGTTTATGAGGCAATTCTTCAAGTGCCTTAATAATCATGTTTACTTCGTCTACTGTGTGTTCTAAGTTAATGTTCATTTCTTCTTACCTTTTTTTTGTGCTTCACGTTTCTCAGCGTAGGCAATTGCCACGGCTTGCTTGACTGGTTTGCCCGCGGCCACCTCGGTCTTGATGTTTTGTTTGAATGCTTTAGGACTGGCTGATTTCTTTAACATTACTTACCCTTTGCTGTTTTAGCAGATTGCTTGAATGCTGCGGCCGTTGGTGCGCCCTTTGTGCCAGGCTTACGCATCTTCTCAACTGGCTTGCCTTCAGCCTTTTCTTTCTTAATGCGTTCCTGTTTTGCATGGATATTTGCGTATAAACCGGCTTTCATCTCAACATTTCCAATTTTTGAGGCTTTGTTTAGCCCGTTCCGCTGGGCCTTTAGCGTTACGCACTACACCCTCCATTCGAGCGCAAAATGATTTTTTACGCCCTGCATCTTTCTCTGTCTTTGGGTTTGGCGCTGGTGGTTTCAGATTTGAGCCATTCTTTGCATTGTATTCAGCACGACCTTTCGCGGTCATTCCCGCACCTTTTTCGGTAGGGTTGTAATTCTTACCCTTTCCGGTGGTCGTATGAGCGATTGATTTGTCGTGTTTAGGCACAATTTTCCTCAATAAAGCAAACGTCTTGCCAACTCATGACAAGATAGCGTTCATTATTTTCGTAATATTCGTGATAACTCAGGTATTCGTCTTTGCCCATCGTGCCAAAGCGGACGTAATCACCCACCTTGAGTTTATCAGCTGCCAATGGGCCGACAGCGATTACTTCGCCCATGTTGTCTTTTTCAGACATGACGACTTCAATGATTGAGCTCTTTACTCGTACGTCGGGCTTGACAACGATCTTGTCTTTTAATGGCCTAAGCATAAACGGCCTTCTTTGCAGGTCGCCCACGCTTTTTCATGATTTCTTCGTAAGGTTCTACGATTACGGGAATCTTTGAGTATTCGCCGCACCACTCGTTCATGTGTTTCATTTGGCCAATAGGATACCGTCTACATTGGCCGTGGACGTCACCACGCAACCAAAATAGACAGTCATAGCAACTGGCACTAGAATTGATAGCAGTCATTCATAAGCCTTTTTATGTCTGATTAGCAGTCTGTGATGCGTCAACATCACCGGCTGCGTTTAGCAGTCTTGGTCGTGTTCGACGCGTTTGTGGTCATAGACGACTTTCTCGCCCATGTGACCTTTCATTTCGCCCAAGCGACCGTCGTGCTTGCCCATATGACCGGCTTCGCGTGCGCCAATGCCATCAGCCTTGCCCATTCCAACGCCACCAGCGATAGGACGCTTACGCTCGCCGCTTGTATCTGATGCTAGAACGCCTTTAGGCATTTTCTCGCCCGATGCGCCGCTATGGAATTCTTCTTTGTCGATTTTTGACGCGACAATTTTCTTTGTGCCGGTGCGGTCAGATGACATGACACCTTTGGGCATTTTTTCGTAGGCCATTATATTCGTCCTAAATTAAGGTAAATGTATTTTACTAAAATTAAAGCTATGTGCAACAGTTATACCGATTTTAAACCTTTTGCATTCAATTTAACAGAGCAAGTGCATCTTGGACTGTTTCTACTCGAACCACCAAGCCGCCGCGCCATGATTCATTAAACTGTAACTGCTGTGGTGTAAATTTCGCTTTACTATCTCGTTTTACTTCAATAAGATAGGTTTTGTTATTAAATCCAATTAGTAAGTCTGGGCAACCCTTGCCGACACTTGAAAGATCGACGACAGTAGCGCCAAACATCTTCAAAGCGTTCACAATATCCTTTTGATTCACATCAACACGTTTTGCTCTCATGGGTAAATTATATGTCGCTTGTCTTTACTGATGATGAATTTATTAAACTTTGGAATGAATTAGGTAGCCCGACTTTAGTTGCGGATCGTATGAAATGTGCAGTTCGTAATGTTTATACTCGCAGACGAACGATTGAGACAAAGCACAAAATTGAATTGCCCACAGCTAATTCACAAAAAACGGTAGGCATTAAAAAGATACATGAAACACCTGGTTACATTCGACGCGGCATAGACATAGAAAAAGGCATTGTGATTGTTTTTAGCGATGCTCACTTTTGGCCAGACGACACAACCACGGCTTTTAAAGCATTGCTGCACTTTATAAAAGTCTTGAAACCCACAGTTGTAGTCAATAACGGCGATGCGTTCGATGGTGGCGCTATATCTCGTTTTCCTCGCATTGGTTGGGATTCCAAACCGACAGTTAAACAAGAGCTCGAAGCCTGTAAGTTTTATTTGGGGCAAATCGAAGATATTACAAAATGCCCGTTAATTTGGACTTTAGGCAATCATGACGCACGCTTTGAAACTATGTTGGCCAACCAAGCCTCGGCCTATGAGGGCGTACAAGGTTTTACCCTTAAAGACCATTTTCCCCGATGGCAACCCTGTTGGTCTTACTGGGTTAACGAAGATGTTTGCATCAAGCACCGATTCAAAGGCGGACGGTACGCTGGATATAACAATACGATGCACGGTGGTACATCTATCGTAACTGGCCATACCCATGTCTTAGCCGTACAACCAGTTACCGACTATAACGGCACAAGGTACGGCGTTCAGACCGGCACACTCGCTGAACCTAACAATATGCAATTTGCCGATTACACCGAAGATGGCCCTAAGGATTGGCGATCAGGTTTTGCAGTGTTAACTTGGGATCGAGGCAAACTGCTTATGCCCGAGCTCGTGCAAGTGTTTGGCGAGGACGAAGTCGTATTCCGCGGCAAGATTATTAAGGTTTAGCATGAAACTTACTTCAAAAATGCTTGCGTCGATTTATCAAATGTTGAAAACGCTCAAGCCTTTTTGCGGTTGGCATCTACCGGAAGTATCAGCTATTGAGTTTAAGGTTACCAATGAGCTCGACGCAATGGGTACTTATTTTTACTGTGATTTGACAGAAAAACATCAAATAACCATTAGTAAAGCCAAAAACGGCCATTTATCTACAGTAATTCGTACACTTGCTCACGAAATGATCCATTGCAAGCGTTGGAATACTTCAAAATGGGATAAGCACGATGATGTATTTCGTCGACTAGCTACCCAAATTAGCAATGAATTGGGCTTTGACCCGCTTGAATTGTGATTTATTTTGATTCATAGGTTAATAATAAATCTTCTTCTGTTAACCCATAAGTTCGATTAAACGCTTTGCGACCCAACCCATGAATTCCTGTATTACCTCGATGGTGCTCTAGGCAAAGACCTATAACTGGGGCTAAGTCTCTGCGGCCTGCGTGCCTGATGTGATGTATCTCGCATGGAGTTTCGCCCAAATCAAGATGCCGACACAAACAGCATCCCAATTGAGCGATTTTGTCATAATGCTTTTTTTCAGCCTTGGTCGCCACGCTTGACCTTTTCGTACGTCCAACCTTCGAGCCATTGACACAAGTTCTTTAAATCTTCTGCAATCACAAATGCTTCAAATAGTTTGTTTTGCAATATTGCCTTGCGGTATGCATCTAGCCCTTGATTGATTTTTATCAAACATTCTGCGTAATCGGTCATTTCAATCCTTTAACAAATCAATAATTAGCACCAACGCAAACAATACCCACCAACCCCAACCGGCTTTCAAGTATTTAAGCGTAAACGCTGCAATTAAGTAGATCATTTTGCCATCCAGTAAAGGCCGACATTACCAAGCGCATAGCCTGCGTAAGTAATGGCCATAGGTACATTACCCTTGAATGCTTGTTCGGCGCTGATGTAGGCGTATATAGAACCTGTGAGCACTATTAGCCAGCTACTCATCTTTATCTACTATGTCGTCAATCAAAAACCCATTAGCCCGCATAAAATTGATAAATTGCTCAACTACTTCTTTCGCTAAATCTGTATTAAATTCAAATTTAATCTTTGTAAAGGTATCGCAATTTTTGCTAACAAATTCAAATTCCATGTAACGCCCCTTGTGTTTCAATCAGTTTTTGTAAGTAATGCTGCGCTTTCTTTAAATCTTCAATGCCGCCTTTTTCTTTGTGCCTGGTCACATACTTGATAATATTGCCCTCAAGATACCCTAAATTGTTTGCAATAATAAAATCCCAAGGCTGTATCGCTTTCAAAACGTAATGATTGCCACCCGTTTGTACATCGTTTGCGTTCACTTTGTCACCTTGTCAATGTTACGGTTGTTTGCTTGCTCCGAGCGCCATGCATCGAAACGCATCTGAGCGCTGGTTAAACGCCACTTTAGCAACTCGGCCTGCTCAGTTGCTGCGCCAATCCCTACGCATAATTGTTGATAATCTTCATGGGCATATGCCTCGCGTTCTTGTGCGCCAATTGCTGACTCACCCGAGCGTTTCATTAAAATTGCTTTTAAGCTAGATTTGTATGCTTCAAGATGCGCCAGTTCTCCTTTTGCTTTGGCATATGCAGGCGCATTTTCCCAAATGTATTCGATTGCCGGGTGTGGGCTGTACTCACTCATGCCAGCTCCGCAATCTTGGCCGCAATCCTTGATCGAAACTGGCCCATGTCCTCACCTGGTCGCGCATTTATCTGTAACTCTCGCGCTTTATCAAACGTCAGCTGTTCAGTTGAATACCACGGCAGCGGTGGTTTCTTGTTAACTGGCGTCAAATCCAGTTCATCTTCCCAACGGCCTTGATTTAACCATGTAGATGGATGTGGAATAAAGTTGATATGCGTGGAATGCGTATTCCAATAACATATATGTTCATTTATTGCATTTAATGCGGCCTGTTGTTCACCAATTGACAATTTAAGCCACGCTGATTTAGCTGCTTTTTTACCAACTCGGCGCGGGTACAATTGCCAAAAAGACTCAAAATTGTTCATGCGTTTTTTCCTTAAATGTTTCTAACAATTTTTTATTAAACTTATCATTTACATTAAAAATTTGTATCATAAGCCGTTGAATAGCCCAGCTAAAATTATTGCAACGTTTAATTTTATTCATATTTCGCATTTTTATTGAACGTATATTCATGCGTTTTTCTCTTTTAACAACCATTCAACCGCACTAACAACTTTGGACAATTGATGATTTTCTGCGTCTGCGTGTTTATATACAGATTCTTTTTCATCATCCGTCAGCCCGACCCATTCTTTGCGTGGTGGTACAGTTAAACCTGTACGTTCATCGCAATCAAACCACTCGTGGATTTCGTTCATTACCTCCTGCACGATTGACATATTTATATCAGATTCACTTGGCGCATCGTTGTGCTTGTATGCTCTTTTATGCCCAAGAATTACCCCATCAAGAACGCACTGCTCAAGCAACTGCATGAATTTTGGTGTCATGTGTTTAACTCCTTGAGTTTGGCTTGAATGGTGCAGGCAAACATTTTGCGAGAGCTACCATCTCTTGCGTTTAGCATCATTGGCGTATTACCCCATGCTTCTTCAATCTCATCATCTGTCAGCCCGACCCATTGACGCTTAACTTGTGGACTGCAAGTGTGAATGTGACCTTCACCCAACAATCCTTTGCCGCAGTCTTTGCAAAAGTATGGCTCTTGCTCAGGCTTGGCTAACTCTTGCTCAGGCAGGCATCTAGCATCACACGCCACGCACCCTATGCCGTTGCAGTGTTTGCAATAAGTATCTTGCTCAGGCTTGGCTAACTCAATCGGCTCACCATTCAGCAGTTTTTTCATTTCTGCAAGCGTGGGGATTTTGCCTACTTGCTCAGACTTGGCTAACTCAGCTTCAAGTGCGTTTACACAGTCGTGTCGTTCCCATATCAAAGCTGTTGAAACGTGGGCAGATTTTAATAAATCCAACGCTTGCTGTAATAGTTCACGGTTCATGCTGTCACCATATGAATAAAAGGTTTTAAAATTGACCACAGCCACGGCAAGCCGATAGCCAAAACAACACCAAGCAAGAAGGCTACTAAGTGCGAAATAATAACTGGCAAAATAAGTTCATCCCATCCCCACATGATTCACCTCGTCTAGTGCGTAGAGTGGTATGGTATATATACCCTCGCCATCGGTTTCGCTTGCTGAAATCACATCGCCGTACTCAGGCAACATCCACGCCACAGGCTTCAACGCTTTCAACTCACGGGCAGCGGCTAGGGCTTTCTCATACTCATCAAAACATTGCCAACCGTCTTTTGCTTTCTGAAGCACATCAGTAATTAAATCAATCTTGTTCATGTTTCATCCTTAAAAAAAATAACTGACTTTGCGAAATATAACTTTGCGTCTGTGCGATTTCATAAACACGCCAAGCTCATGGAAGTACCAAAACTGCTTACGGTAGTGGCGCATTTTCATTTCTCACCCTTGCTCTGATTAACTTGGCACATTCTTCTGCGCTCTCACCCATAAACTCATATCGTGAAGGCACATTTGCCGAAGATCTTGCAAATAAATCACATAACTTTGCGTTAGCCTCACGCTCATCTTGGCGCACAAGCTCGGCAAAGCGTTCAAGAAAATTAGGTAGTGATCCAAATGTGTCTGGCGAACCCCATGAGTCAAAAGTAATTCCCGCTTGCATTGCCAACTCTTTTAATCGTTCGTTCATTTAGGCCCTCGCTCTGCTAACAATTTAAGTGCTGCATTGCGATAATAATTATGGCTGCTTTGCAACTGGTGCAAACTTTCCAAATACTCAACGCACGCTTCGAGCTCAGACAGTCTGGCCGCGGCCACAACTTCTTCTAACAGTTTTGACCAATAAGCCTCGCCCCGAATTGCCGTAGCTTCTTCATCTTTCAATTTGTTAACAACTCGAGCGTAACTTTCAATTGACCTGCTTTGAGCCTCAACTAAGTCAGAATATTGTTTCAAGCTATCCATACCACCCCCATGATTATTAGAGTAAACACAAACCACATTTGCCAAACGATCATTAACTCGTATTCAGTCGAGCAATAACCGGTAATCATTTTTCATCCTTCATGCATTTGTCGTAAAAGTCGCATTTGATAGGATTCAAACATCTACATGGCGCATCAAACGTCTTAAACGGCTCTACAGGCGGCTTTTTCTTGGTTAGCCAACCCCAAGCTATTAGCGCCCCAATCCATAGCGCAAACGACCCGTAAAACCATAACGCCCATTCAGCTAATTGATGTGGAATCATTTTTTTTACTCGCATAAATTGATTGATTGATTTTGTTCACACATTCCCAACACTTCCAACGCCTGTACCGGCTTTCAAGCAACTGACCACCTTGAACCGGCTTTTCTCGTTGGCATCCCGTGCAAAATCGTTTCATGTTTAACCCAATGTAATTGACCCCATAAGCCAGGGTATTCTTTGGCAAGATTAAGCGCCATATCTGTGCCTGTAATCTTTACTGGCATCCGGTATACAGCGGCTGTGCGACCGTTTTTTAACATTATCTGCGCTTGATCCACTCTTAAAAATGGTGTTGTACGCAAAACCTTGTAAACGTTGTTTTCAAAAATACCCGTAATTTTGGCAATTTCAGCAATCGTTATCCAGTTGTCTGAATTTTTAATTGCGTTCATTATTTGTTGTTGATTTTTGGTCATGGACAATTCTCCCGTCACGATGGTGGACTGTGTGTTTGATGCGGCTGGGCGCTTGCAAGATGGTCAGACTGCCTGGACGACTTGCGGCCTGCTCAAGCGTCCAACTTTTGTAAAACCCTTGGTCTGCAATTGCGACTGGTTGTTTTTTCATTTGATCCCCTAGTTAAGAGCCTCCATGTTCAGCTTGCTTAACTCTCATGTCAAGATATTTATCGCTAGGTGTTTACCCTATGTGTATAACAATGTATTACAAATGAGACATAAAGACGCCAAATGTATTATTTATGTGACATTTAGGACGTTTTGTTAGATTTATTTAACAGACTGTGGATAACTATTATTTTAGACAATAGTACCCCACCCTTATACCCACCCACCGTAGTAGTTGAGCATAAATCCTTTACGACAGACCTGTATCTATTTCTAGATTTATGGCAGGCGGCTCACCCCACCCGTAGATTCCCTAGATTGCGAGCAGTCTTTGCAAACAATAAAGATCAATACCTACAGTAAATGGTTTTAGTAGATTGCTCTACTCTGTCTATATCCCGTTCGATTTCTCTACTAGGACGTGCGGGTCACACGGGAAGCGCTTTGCAAGTCATTCACTCTACCTGTGCTGGGTACGGGTGGTCACCCTATTAGCTTACGCGCCCTGACGGGAAAATAAAAAAACCGCTTTAGTCAATGCCCCGTTTGGAAATGCAACTTTTTTAAGGTTGCGCCCCCTTTGCGGGGCGGGACATTGATTAAAGCGGTCTTATATCGTTGATTTCCAAGCCAACAATACGATAATTTTAAACGATTTTTGGCTTAGTGCAACTCCGGCCAAATGATTTTGTAAGTATTGGGAAACATTTGTCTACGATTTAGTACACCTTCTGTAGACTTTTCGAGCGTAGCCGCTAAGTAAAGCATCTTGTCCGCAGGGATGTTGGTCTTACGCCACATCGACACGGCCGCTGGACTCACATTACACAGTTTAGCGACTACGCTCGTTCCACCTAGCACATTGATAATTTCTGAATTTGTCAT